CGTATAACTGCGTCCCGGGCGACCGGTGCAAGAATATCTGTTCTAGTCCGTCAACACTGTCTACGTCGCTTACAGCGCCTACTAGCACCCAGTCTTTTACGATCGCCAACTCTTCGTCGTACTCGTCAAGGACGTGCTCAGCGATAGCATCCCGCATTTTATTGTAGGTGTCAGCGCTCACAACGCTCTCATCTCCGCGGTGGCAACTGCGCTCTTACCGCGCATCCACTTGCGACAATCGTTGCACTGGTACTTCTGGTACTTGCCAGTGTTCAGACTCTCGTAGCCGCGACGTTGAAGTTTCGTGCCACCGCAGTTCGTGCACGCAGGTATCTCGGAGTCGATACCCATGTTCGGGTGCCTCATCCACGGTAACAATATTTCGTATAAATCCACCAGCAGATCAACGTCCTGAATCTGGTACTTCTTCATCATGCGCCACGCTTTGTCGCTACCGGCCATGCAGTCCAGCCAAAGCTGGAACCCAGTGTGCTCGACCTTAGCGCCCACGCCAAGCTGTTGCGCAACGTAATCAAGTTTGTTCGACGGGAAGCGGAAGTTGCGCTTTACCTCCAGCATCAAGTCAATGTCTTTGGCGGGAGAAGGTGGCGGCATCCCCGCCTCTAGGAACTCCCGACGGATGTGCTTGTGATCGAACCCCTTGGAGTTCCAGCCGACGATAGCGTCCGCCTCATCCATGAGGGCGTGCAGCTCTTTCAGCATTTCCTTCTTGCCGTGGTGGTGAACGGACTTGAAGATGACCTTCTTCTTGCCGTACCAGCGTGCGCCAAAGCAGATGACTTCCGTACTCTCAACAATCTGCTTGATAGAAATGTTTTGTTGCCACAATCCCCAGGTGTGAGCCGTGATGGGACTTGTCTCTAAATCGATAAACAAGATTCTCATGGTTCACGAGCCTATCACAGAACATTCAACTATCACTCGAAATGGTAAAATGGTTTAATGAATGAATTTGACGCTGTAGACGGATACCATGTCCCCCTCGACCCAATGGAAGCAATGCAATGCGATTCATGTCAGTAGCAGGAGGGTGCTGTGACTGCGATCCGCCGTGCAATAACTGCTTACCTAAAAGGACTTAAATATATTATGAACAAACCTTCATGGAAGAACCGCCGGAGATACATCCTGGCGTCTTTTGTCATTGGCGGAATCATGCTCGTCGGAAGTACAATGACCGTGCTGTCTGGCAACATGTCTGACGTTAGTGACCTCGTTACTGGTGGTGTAGCATTGATTACACTCATACTCACCAGCTACATTTTTGGTGCAGTGTGGGAAGACAAATCACTACACAACAAGGAGGAAAATCCTGATGGATAAGCTTCGTAAATACCTCGACTATTCCGTAGAGCGTGCAGCCAAAACCACGGCACAAACAGCCCTAGCCGCAATCGGAAGCGCCGCAATCGGCGTGCTCGAAGTTGACTGGACGATGGTTGTCTCGGTCAGCGCCCTCGCTGGAATCATGTCGCTCCTAACGTCCGTACTTCAGTACGACAGAAAGCCTTTGTCCGAATAGACAGAAAGGCCGGTGATCCAACTCTAAAACAGAAACCCCCCGGTAAATCCGGGGGGTTTCTGCCATCGGGGGGAGATGGTTATTCTGGGTCCTCGTCCGGGGTTGACGGTACGGACACCCAAACTGATTCCTTGACACCAACAAACTTCTTCTGGCTGGCTGCGTAACCCGCCAGGAAGATTGCTTTGTGGTCGTGGCTGTAACGGTACATGGGGTCGGTCAGGGAGTCAGCCTGGTAGTCAGCCCATGCGCTTTCAATTTGTTCACTCATTTGATACCTCCGTGTTTTTATAAACCTAGCACAACTTTAGTGCTACTTCCAGTACTTCTCCAAGGTTGGCCCGTGCTTGGACTTTAGTGCCCGCGCGAACAGGTGGAGCATCGCATCATTGGCGTCCCGACCGTCGGCGTGGTTCACTTCCTTCCCGGTTAACCACAAATTATTCTTTTTTAGGAACTCGTCTCCGACCAGCTTTTTATCCGATGGTTGCTGCCAATTGACCGCCGAACCAAAGTGATCCATGATGACACCCTCAATGCGGAGAGGCTCGACGTTAGGTTTGAAATCGGTGGAGAGAACCCTAAAGTTTTCGCACACCACATCTAGGTGCCAGTCCAGCTCCATGTACCGTTCCCGAAAATTCTTTAGGCAGTCCTCCTCAACGATAGCCTTGCCGTCCCTGGTCTTGTGCAGCCACTCAATAAAGCCAAATGTGCCATCTGGGATTATCGCCCTGTAGACGACCTCCAGCGGAAGCTCCTCTGTCATCCTGCCAATAGCAATCCCCGTCGCTTTGCCCGGATCAATTGACATGTAGTAATCAACGCTCATCTATAGTCAGCTCCCTCACTCCTGGTCCAAATATTTCCCTCAATGTTCTTATGACCGTAATGCCACGGGCGTCCTCTGTCAAGCCAAGTGCCCACTCGAGCGCTGCCTTCATGGAATCCGGATTGGGGTTGGGTATGTATGCGTAGTCACATAACCAGCCCGGCTTCTCCCTTAAGGCAATCACCCTCCCCGGGGACCCTGGAACCGCCCTCACGGGCTTTATAAGCGTCTCCGTGACCACCAGCTCCTTGGCGGCCTTAAGTATCGCGAGATCTTCTCCTGTGGGCTTAGAGGGGTATATGGGGAGCGGGACTATATTAGTCATCGAGGCTGAGTCTATTGACCCAGGACTCACCGGCGTCTCCACCCCAGGCATCCCACGCAACACGACCTGGCGAGGGGTATCCATCCTGGTTAGACCGGAATCCCTCGGCACCCTTGCTCGCCTTGGAGTGGCGTGCAAAGAACGCTCGCATCTTGATTGCGGTAGACCTCGAGATGCTCCCGCCCCTGGCTAGCTGTGCCATTCGAGCGCGTCCCACGTCAGTGAATCCGCTACCAGCCTTGCCGTCAGCGACCCATTTCTGCGCACGCTTGGCAGCCGAGCTAACGCCCGCTGGCACTTTGTATGTATCTTCCTCCGATATGTTGAAGTTAACCACTCCAGCCCACTCCCTTCCTTTGGATTTCTTTGGGTGCTTTGATGGTAGCAAGTCGTTGTCGGTAACATACTTGCTGTTCTCTGGCCTGCCGTTGCGCAGCAGGTAAAGGTATGCGTTCACCCTGGCCATCGCCCACGCCGCCCGGCTAACGCCCGGTCTGTGCGAAGTCGAGAATGCGCCAGCACCACGACGCCATACCGCTAGCAATGCGCCTAGTGTGGCACGCTTGCCGGCCTCGGGGTTGGCCTTGTTGTGATCCGCAACTTTCTTGCGCAGCGAAGTCCTCGTCGCATCGTCAACGCTAATCCTAGAGTTGCCCTTGCTTGCGGAGCCAGACTTGTTCTTGTCCGATCCCTTGATCTGGTCGCGCTTTGGCGCGGGGGTTGATGCTGACATAAATCCTACTTGTTAATCACGAGCCACTTGGACCCTGAATCCATTACCTCTTTAATTCTACCTTGCGATGTGAGCGCTCCGACAGCTTCCTGAAGGTCCCGAACTCGCCAAGCCTTGAATCTTCTGTTCACAAACTCAATCTTGACCTTCTCCTCTTTGCTGTTCACGAAGGCTTCGACCTCATCGCAGGCCCGCTCGAAGTCGCTGGCGTTAATATTGCGAGCAACAATCATCAGGTTCTTGACCCACTCTTCCGCTGCCTCAATCGCCTTGAGCACATCCGCGAGTTCCGTTGTCTTCCTGCCCTCAGAAACCGCAAGCAATGTTGCGCACTTGCGGATTGTGACACCCATACGCACGAGTGATGGGTTGATGATGTCCCAGTTGGGGTCAGACTTCTTGACCAAGTTAGCCAAGTCCCACTTCACGTCGGTCATCCGCTTGGCTGCCTCTTTCGTAATGCCAACCGCAATGTTGTTCGATGCCTGCTCTGCCCTGAGCTGACGTTTAATCTCTGAGAACTCGGCTGCCCACTGGCGTGCCATCGGCTCAAAGCCCAGCTTGATTTCTGTGCCGTCGGAGTCCTCCTCCTTGACCGCCTCTTTGCTCAGTGTTCGAGGCTCGCCAATCGACCACATAAACCGCGCCAGGAATCCCGACTTGAA